CATTTGGCAAGTTAAATGATGGTACAAAAGCGTTTGTAGTTACAGAATCAACTACCCTAACACGGTAACCGTTTACAGGGTCTTTGATCAAAACACCGTAACCTTGCGCCAAACCAGCTGCTAAAGCACCAGTTACGTTAATTAGTGATACAGTGGATGAAGCCGCTGTAACTCTTTGAGTGCCTTCGATGATTTGAGTACCAAAAAAGCTTTTTGCAATATCTGACCATTGAGGCGCAGCACCTTCAGTGCCGGAACCTTTCAGGTAGAATGAAAGTGAAGCTGTTGGATTTTCGCCGCCTTGAATAGACGCTGCTCTACCAATAGAAGCCTTGATTTCAAGGTTTTCAATTTGATCATAATTTGGCTCAATACTAAAATCATCTTGAAGTGGAACATAATCGCCACTTGTTTGAGGTACTCTTAAAAGATTTTGCGTAACTTCAGTGACTACGCCTAAAACTGAATTTCTGCTGGAAATAGTAGCCATTTAATTCTCCCTAAGGTGTAAGATCTTCAAAATATTCAAAAGCGAAATTAGACTGCAAAACAAAGTATCTTGAATTCTCCAACGACAGAAATTCAAGACCATTGTCTCCGACGTAGCGAGCCCTTGCCGCTTTATTATTTAGGCTAGGATCTCTTTCAATAGCCCTAATAATAAGAAATTGATCTTCTAAAATGTCTTTTTCTATAGATTCTCTTCTGTTTGTATCATGCTCTGTTGATGACACCTGTCTTGTAAGAACTATAGCCATTTCTCTATCTATGCTTAACTGACAACTAAGCAATCTTTCCGTATTTGTCCCTGGTCCAAAAGCAATCGCAAAACCTTTTTTAAGGATTACATTTGAAGTTTTTTCAATCTCGTAAGGATTAGGAATTTGTTTATATCCAGCTATTGAAGCCGCTATAATAGACTCTAATTCTTCTCTAATGTTTGTAATTTTAGTCATTACTACCTAGTAAAAAATGTTTGAGAATGACGCTGCTCTACTGGAGATAAAAAACCATCTCCATTCCTGTCAGTCTCAAAATACTTAAGGTTTATTGCCTTGATATAAGATTCTAATGCTAATTTCTTAGCTTCATTGTATGCGGAACCTAGCCCGCCGTAAATGATTTCTGCAGTTTTATGTATGCTTGCCTCAATTAAAAGAGACCAATCAAAAAGCTGCTCTCTTCGCATGATAATAGACTTTGACCTTAACTCACGCTCAATAGCTTCTGCAGCTGAAATTCCTTGGTCTAACCAGTCAGTTTTTCCAGTTTCAAAAGCTGACATTAAATCAACGTTCATTAAATCTGGGTAAAATGTAGCCAGATCATTATCAGTGCTATAAAGACTTCCTATATATGAAAGGCTTGTCTGAGCTTTCCAGTCAGCAGACCAAGTCCACTTAGACCAGAATAAATCATATATAAAAGTACCAGTTAAGTTTGGAATATCGTTTGAATCTTGTTCAGATCCCCAACCTCTATCGTCTCTGTCTAAAACAAAAGAAATAGACCCATTTTTAAATAAAGAAGTGTCATGCAAATGGCTTTCTTGTGTTTCATCAATAACATCTTTAGTAGGAACCCAAGAATTACCATCCCAAACAGCTATAGAAGCATTTGATGATAAATTGTTAGTTGTGCCAACTTTAAAATATCTACTATTGAATGGTAGTTCTGTGCCTATGTAAATTGAATCAGTAGCTGATTTGTAATCAATTACAACATTGTGAGCGCCTCTAAAATCATTTAAAGGCTTGGAAATATCTTTTAGAATCCCATTGTCGCCCCAGATAACACGCTGTTTTCTATTCATTATTTTACCTTTAACCTAAAACTTTGTTCCAAATACCTGATTTATTAGCCCATACATCTTTTGCAAGTTGCCATGCTCCACCAGAATACACATAAGCTTGTGTAACTAAAAACCAACTACCAGCCGCATATGCATATAGTAAAGTTAGGTACGATGTACCTTGCCAACTTCCAGTCCATTTACCTGAATTGTTTCCCTGCCACGCCATTACGTCCCATCCGTGGATGTAATCGTTCTAGCTCCAGCGGTATCAACGGTTCCAACTATTCTGTTTTTTGTTCCATCTATTGATTTATAAATAGTTTGAATATTGCTGTTGAGACCTGTTGCCGGGTTGGCTACATATGCATATATAACCCTGAGCATTTGAGCCGCAGTCATTGAACTCTCTAGTACCGTATCCAGTGGATTACCTGAGCCGTCAACTGTTTCAGTTTTCAAAGCAAATTGTCTAACAACTTCAATTGAAAACCCGCCTCCAGGGAAATTAAATGGGCTACTGTTATCATCAGTTAACAAATTTTCTACAATCGTAAACGTATAATTTTGCGCATATGGCCTTATTTTCCAACCATTTGTTAAAAAGAAATACGGAGTAATAAATACACTTCCGCCGAGTGGGTCACCGCCTACAGTAGTAAAAGCCTGCAAAAATTTTGCATTTGAAGAAGTAGCAACCCAATCTTTCCATCGTGAATAGATGTAGGTAGCTGTCAGAGTTGTGTCTGAAGCTCCTACTTCTATTAATTTTGCAGGACCATTGAAAGTTATCGCCACAAATTCACCCGTAAATTATGGATTCTCGTAGTTACGCTCAAGACTTGCTACTAATGAAACTGAGTTAGACGCAGATCTAGTTATTAATCCAGTAGCTTTTACGTATTGGCCAGTTGATAACCCTATGGCAACAACTGTGATAGCAGCATCAGTTCCCGCTGTTCTTCCGCCTTGTACGTTTGTGTCATAAGCAAAAGTAAGACTCACACTAGAGACTCCACCAACAGTTCCAGACATCGGAGAACCAGCATCATTATTAACCAATAATGCATTTGTTGTACCGTAATTTCCGGCTGGATTTGTTGTATAGAATACCCTGTATACTGCATCAGCGTCGTTTTTTAAGTTATCGCCAAACTGAAGAATTAAAACAGCTGTGTATGGGAATGTTCTTTCTGTTCCTGTGTCATCAACCATTACAATACGGTTAATGTCAGCTGTCAGGAAGTTATCTATATATGTACCGCCAGTGCTATCTAGCTTGGTCTTTAAGGTATCACCAACAAACTGCAAAAGTTCATTTGTGACCTTACCATTTTTAGTGCCAGCACCACTGTCGATGTCTGCATTCTGACGAAGTAAACGCTGAACGCCTTCATAAATCTGTTCTGCTGTCTTGTTATTGCCGTTGATAATTACATGAAAATCGCGGTTTACTCCGCCAATGCTTCTTTGCTGTGCTGCTGCATACCATGTAATGGTGACGCCGTAGCCAGAAACGGTTGTATCATTATTAGTAACTTTTAAATCAGCTGAGTTGGCAAGCGGGAAACGATATGCTTGATAGGTCATATCAGTAACGCCGATATCAGTCAAAGCAGCACTTGCATAGGACTTTTGGTACTCGCGTACAAATACTTTCATGTAATCGCGATAATCAAAATTCCCGTGAGTAGCATCTCCGTAAATTTTTACTGACTGATTTACCGGACCTTGAAGCTGCATATTTGTTGAAGATGCGCCCAAAGCTTGCTGAAAGTATGGCTGGTCAGTTGCGCCTATGCTACCAAGTGAAATAATTCCAGCCCACTCTTCCAGAGAAATACCAGCAGTATCTTTAACAGCCCAGCCACCGCTTCTTATTAAGTATCTGGTTGTGTCATTAAAAAAATCCCAACCAGAAACCAATTCAAACTGCTCGTCTGTAATTGGAATCATTGGAAAAGCAAATTTCACATAAGTGCTATTAGATTTCCAAAGCTCTTTTAACTTTGAATAAACACACTTTAACGTAACACCATCGTTTGAAAGATTGCCAGTAACGATAAGTCTTACAGTCTTGGCCGTCGTATCTATGACAATTTCGGTGCCGTCATTTAAATTATCCGGGTCAAAAATAAGCGCCATTCTATATCTCCTATGGGTTTAGATATTGACGGTCAATAATTTGGCTTATTGGAATAGATGTTCCTGTTGAAGTTAGCGTAGAACTCAATTGAAAGTTTTGATAACCAATACTCACAATGCTAACTATAATGGGAATATCTGAACTCCAACTATAGCCATAATTGAATGTGCCTGTAGTTACGTTCTCTTGTCCCGCAAGCTCACTCATGTCTGATACTTTATAGATTCGAATCTCTGTATTATTTTTTAAATTTGTAAGCTCAAAATTGGCAAGAACCGGTGGCTGATAATATGTGCCGTCATCAGCTTGAAAACGAGAAAATCCGGCAATACCGTTATCAGATCCGTCTACAATACGAACGCCTTTTAATGTCGTTCCGGCAGACCCAAATAATTGACCTCTTTGAGTTTCAAATGATGTACCTGCAACGCTAATCATAGATGGCCAAGCCATATTATGAAAACTTGCATTTAAACTGTATGAATTTTGCGCGGTATTCCAAGAAATCCACTGCGCAATCTGGGCTGGAGTCGAAGAGTCAGTAACAGTAATCGTAATACTATATTGCTTACCGTTCCAGGTAACAGGACTTGCGCCGTGGTTTGTTACCGTGATCCCCAAAGCCCCTGGATCAGTGTTGGAAATGGCGTTATCGACTTGAGCGAGAGGGAAGGCCGCGCCTGATTCGGTCAACGTGAAAGGTGCTTCGAATTCCGTGTATCCCGGTTTGCGGACACGGAGTGTTACCGCCGCATCCGAGTACCAAGCTGGATAGAGCGTTGGGGATGTGCTTGGATTTCTGTCCAGAAGCTTGCCGTCACTATTTCTAAAGATGGCCGCCAGTGATCCAGATTGGATGCTAGATAATGTGACGGGCGGCTCATTGTATGGATAGTAGTTGTTCGTGACATCGGATGCCGAGGTCGTTCCGACGATGCTGATTGCCCTGAGAAGGTTGGCCGTGTTGGCCGTGGCGCAGATTGCCCGAATCCTGACCTTGACGCCACCGGGCGATATGCCAGTTTCCGCCGACAGGTTAGCGCCCGACAATGTTTTGAATGTGCCGCTGAATCCGGTGCCCTTATCAAGGTCGTACTGGAGCGTGAAGTTGCCGGTGTTTGTTCCGTTGAGGATCGGCGCAGTGTTTGCAAAGGCTGTAAGCCCTAAAATCCAGTAGTTCCATGTCCATGTTACTTGGTCGTTCAAGGCGCGAAGCAAAAGCCCGTTGTTGCCGTCGCGTTTGATCGAGCCAACGTCATCAGTGTATGCGTTGGTTGAAAACTCGCTTGCTGATTTTTCGGTGCCGCAGTTGACGGTTAGCCATACTTCTGTTGCGGACACTTCCTGCTCTTGAAAGTGAGTGCCGAAGGCTAGGAACTGTGTGGCAGTGTTGGGAACAGATGGGAGAGAAGTATAAGCCTTGCCGCCGCCCGCTGCTAATCTTTTGTAAAATGTAGTATTTGACCCAGTAGGGAAAGCCGCTTGATCGCTGTAGTTGCTAGCGTTGCCGCAATCGCTTACAAAAAGCTCGTCGCAGCTACCTACATTGTACGCCGTATCAACCCCTTGATTTCCAGCCGCTTGATAGAGCCGATTTAAGAAAATTCGCTTGCAGTTTTGTACCTGTACTAGACGTCTTCCCCCCGTAATATCAAGTGGAGTGGCCCGGCTTCCAATATTCCTAATTCTAACATTCGATGACTGAGAAACAGCGTTTATAATGTAAAAAGTCGGCGGGACATTTGATTGCCAATAAGATGCGCCGTCAATGAGCACATCGATACAGTTTGTAAGAGTTATAAGGAATTGATTTCCCGTTGCGGCGGCGCACGTCTTCGCGTCAAATTTTATATTTGTAATTTTAATGGCACTAGTGCCTGTGATCGTGGCAGTTGTGCTGCCTGCATTACCAACAAGTATCGGATTTGTAATTGTGACATTTGTGCAGTAACTGATGTCAAAAGGGGTAATCGTCGCGTTAGATATGAGTAGCGGATTCTCTATTAATATCTGGTCGCTAAAAGAGACACCAAAACCGTAAGTACCTGAAGTCGCTCCGCTCGATCTAAAGGAGCAACAATCCTTAAATGTAATCTTCTGGCAATATGATGCTACAAAATGCAAGCTGTTGACGCTCAATCGACTAGCCGCACATTGTTCGTAGTAAACCTCTTTATTGTTTACTACTAGTGCGCTGCTACCGCCTTCATTGAACGCCGACTCAATTCCTGTACAGTATCTAGCACTTAGCAATGACGACCCAGAAGCACCAAAAGACCCGCAAAAAGCTGTGTACTCAAGATCAAGAATCCCTCCGCTAGACTGAAATGAGTACCTGTTAAGCGTGGTGGCATTTAATGTGTTGGCATTCCAATTTACGCTCGTTGAACTACTAACGTGGATGTTTGGGCAACGGATTCTTGCACCGCTTGGTGGAAGTTTACCAAAAGTAGCACCGCCGAATGTAATCAAACCAGCGGCGGAACATGTGAAGAACCTGCCTCGGTCATCGGTTGCTATGTTAGTAGCTGAGAAATCAGCCGCAGGGCATAAACCCCACCACTCATATACGCCACTGCCACTAGCTGTTTCGACTTGAATAGCAGGGCAAAATTCAGAAACGTAATATTGTAGGGTTTGCCCAGATGAACCTGATCCCGTACCAAGTAGAAACATGTCTCCACGAGTTGTAATCTTTCCAAGCGTTGGAGCTAATGCCCTACCGGTGGAGCTGTTAGTCCCTTCCTCGCCAACGAAATGCACCCACCCACGTTGACCGCCAGTTGCCGAGTTGATCGTGATCGTTGCGCCACCGGTAAACGTCAAAACGTCATTATCTGCCAGCGTTGTCGATTTAGTTCGCAGCTTCACAAAGCCACTAGCGGGCATAGCGCCGCCAGCCGTCGAGGGTGCAACACCAAGGGCAGTGAACACGCCTAGAAATTCGCCAACGTTTGATGCGCTTCGCGTTACGTCTGGTGTACCGCGTGTCCCAAGCGAAGGGACGTTGCCGCTAGATGCGTCGAAGGGAACCCACCACGTCTCCCTGGCGTCTATATTTAACTCGCCTTCCGTTATGTCAATGTCACCGATTACAGCCGCATTCTGTCCCCACCGAACATCAGAGTTAATGGTAAGAACTGCACCGGAATTGATCGTGATGTTTTCGCCATTCAATAAGGCAAGGTTTGCTGCATCATCGAAGTTGCTTGAGGTCAAAACTGTAATATTAGCCATTACTCACCCACAAGTTCCATGATTGCCAAATAATTGAAACTAATTAGCTTATAATAAATGTCTGAGATTTGCTTAATCCTATTGATCTTTATGATATCGCCATCAGGCATGATGATTGTTTTTTGATTTGATTCGATAGATATAATTGCGCCACGATGTTGGCTGTCTGTAGTCTCTATAATTCTGTAAATCATAGGTTTAAATCCTTAGCCAAAGATCGCCAGTGTTGCCAGCCCCACTTGGAGTATCTGTGCTAATTGTAATGTTCTTTGAAGAAATAGTTCCAAGGTTTTGTACTTTTGTATATTGAGCAGAAGTCAAGTGATAATATTCGCCTGTTGTACCGCCTTGAAGTCCAGTCAAACTATTGTGACTTCCTCCGCCACCACCGCCAGTAGAAGTATTTACCAAGTCAAGGCAGCCAGTAAGAGGATTAAATTTAAATGGCATTTAAGACCTCACTGCTGAAACTAAATTTTCTTTTGTTGAATCAATATAGGTAACTGTAACAACTGATTTTGTAATTGTATTCAATTTAAACGTATAAACTTCAGTTGAGTCAGTTGGATATGTAACTTGAACTTCATCATAAGATTCAGGAGCTAAACCACCGGCTAATGAAACCCTAACAGATGTTTTTCCTTCATCAGTTTCTATAAATTTAGATTTTTCAAGAGTGTTTATATTCTCGTCAAGAGCCATTTAAAAACCTCATGAAAGTTAAAAAGGTTGGCAAATAACCAATAGATCAAATGCCAACCTTCTATCTAAATAACTATTATTGCTTCATCAATCCGATTACAAATTCAATTTTGCCAGCAGTCAAAGCAGCTGTAGCAATTGTCATAAGAACTTTATCGCCAGAAAACAATACACATGGAGTAGGCAATACATTTGGAGTGCCTTCTACAGCAACTGGAACAATGGTTGAACCAGCTGTTAAGTTTGCAACTGCGCCTTGGGTAGTATTCATGAATCTGTTAGTGTTGCCGGTAACGCCCCAAATAACAGTAGCTGAACCGCCAGAAGTACAAGTTGTCTTAACTGTAGCGTGAGCGCTTACAATAACCATACGCTGTGAAGCTGTTAGGATATCGTAGAAAGTAGCTGTTCCGCCGTCTACTGCGAAATCGTAAGTATAGCGAACATACTCAACTTGATTTCCAAATCCTGGTGCTTCAGTACTAGCATCTTTTAAAACTGCCATGTCTCATTCTCCCTTATTCTTTGTTTTAGAAACTTTTTTAATAGGATTCGTTGGGATAATCCAAGCAATATGAGCGCCACCCATTGCATATATAGTTACAATTCGAAACGGCAACTTTATTTGCTTTAATTGCGCTTGTAATTCATCAGGTGAATTTCCCGTAAGAAATTCAATCTTAGAATTCTCGCTTAGACTATCCCCTAAAAATTCCATGAGTAAACCTTAGCTGTTATAGATAACGATTGCTTTTTTGTCGCCGTCGATGCCTTGCTTAGCGCCTACTACTAGACGAACCGAAATAACGTAACCGAATTGCTTATTAGAATGCAAATCAGATACTTTGATTTCAGGCATTGTCTGCATAACAAGGTGCAAAAAGTCTGGATGGAATGCAAGGCCGATATCTTCAGAACCAGTTACGAAGCTTGGCTTAACAGTAGAAGAAAGTGAATTGTCTTCTAGGATGTTAAAACCAAAACGCTGACGAGCCATCTGGCCGCCGACAACTGGAGATTCTGCGCCAACGTAATCACTAGAAGTCAAAGTCTGAGCGTTAAGAAGGTCAGTTGTATAGCTTGGGTCTGCAAGCAACCACCAGCCGCCAGCTTTTGCCCATTTAGCTTGTGCAGCAAGTTTACGAGCGTTATTCAAAGCAGATGCGTTGAAGTCTGTAACGCCAGAAACACGGTGTGCAGGTGCAGAAAATGAAGGAAGAACTAGGCTGTAAAGATACTTGTTAAGCTCAAGCTCAACAGCTTCCATTAAACCCTGGCGGATTTTAGAATCTTGCGCGCCAATTTGAGATTTGAGTGCAATAAGGTCGTCAAACTCGTAACCAGCAGAGATAACTTGGTCAGCTACGATATCGACATAGCTAGTAGAAAGGGTAGAAGTTGTGAAAGTCTCATGTCCAGAACCTACAGATTTACGCTGTGCGGTTGGGCGGTTGACTTGGCTAACTCTTACGCGGTCGCCTTGCGCTCTGATTTCGCCTTGGTAAGATTTGTTTACCAAAGAAGCGAGCAAAGTGTTTTCTTTCAATTGGTCCATAAACGCTGGTGACCAGAAAGCTTGAACCTGATTCTGAACATCTGCCAGTAAAGTTGCACTCATAACTTCTCCTAAAAATTATTTTGGTATTTGTACCCGGCCTTCTTTTACAGCAGCCCATTTAGCTGGGTCGTTGTACTTTAAAGCCTTCCACGTTTCATAATCCATTTTAGAATTCGGGTTACCTTGTGGTGCAGCGTTTGGCATATTAGGCATTTGGCCAGGGACTTTAATCGTCTCTGGGTACATCTTCCTATAATCCTCAACTGCTTTTGCTACCGTCATTTCATCTACAGCCTTGGTCGTTGGGTCAAGAGCGATAGAATCAAGCGGTATCAAAGTCCAGTAATGTTCCGGTAAATCGCCACCAAGTGTTTTTAAAAAAGAGTCTATTTTCCTAGCAAATACACGTTCAGAATCGACCTTACTTAATTTATCTTGAGCGTCTTTTAGTTCTTGCTCTCGATTCTTAAGTAGCTGCTCGTAGTTCTTTTGACGTTCGAGTTCTTCGTTTTCACGTTGACGCTCTTTTGCCTCAAACTCTTCTAGCTTCTTTTCAGCAGCTGCAGCGCGTTCAGCTTCTTTTTTCTTTTCAGATAAAAGTCTTTGATGTGTTTCGTAGGCAACAACGTCTTTTCTCTGAGTAGCATCACCGACGCTAGTCTCATCGCTCCCACCGGAAGCATTTGGCGTGACTGTCATTCTAAAATTCTCCCTTTATTAAATCATCTATTCTTAGACTTGACAAGGTCTCTAAAATACTTGTCAAATGTCTTAACTACTTGGTCTATCTCTTCTTTAGCTAGGAACATAAATGGCCTAGCTCCTGAAACGTACCCAGCAACGTTTTTATTTCTTTGGCTATCAAATGTTAAAATTACTGATTTACCTTGTCTCTTTTGTACCATTCCCAAAAGCATTTGGCCTGTGAAAGTTAAATTTGATTTACCTGGATTAGTAAAAGATGAAAGACGCCCACGGTTACGTCGTCTGAATTTTATGTAATTACCAGATAGAGGTTTAAGCCTTTGCTTAGATCCGCCCTGCTTAGAGACTCCGTACCCCTGAATAGTACGCTTTCTGATGATATCAATTGCGATACGACCAACAGGCTCCAAAGCTTTAACACTTGATTCCTGCACGATCTTTCTGAGGTTTTTATTTAATTTTGCAATGTCAGATAGAAAGCTCATAGTACCCCAAGTGATCTAAGAGTTTCTGTGTAGCCTCTATGCTTAACTTGTACTTCTTAGCAACTAACTCCCTAGCTTTCTGGTGCGGTCTATTTTCCGCTTCGAATAGCTCAAAGTATTCTAAGAAATCGTCTTCAAGCTCGTTCAATTTAAAGTGTCCGCCTTAAACTCACCGCACCAATCGTCATGTGCTACGTTAGGAAATCCAACAGCAGGATGCACTTCGTCCTCGCTGTCCATCATAGTCATAAGAGTAGGCGGATAGCGGTGACAAAATTCATCCGAGTAATAGATACAGTCCTCGCATTTACTCACTTAAACTCCCTTAAGATCTCTTCTAACTCAGACTTATTAATACCTAGAAACGGACGCTTTTTACTGTTGCCATCAGCTTTATCGTTACTAAATGTTCCGTTCTCGAAGCCGATTAAGATCTGGTTACCGCGTAAAGAAAGTATTCTCATCTCATCTAACATATCGCCAGATAGCTTAAGGTTTACTTCACTAGCAGACTTACCAGCTTCCTTAAACGCTGCTGACTTAATGTAGGCTTCCGAGTATTTCGGGAAATTAAACCGCCTACCGTTCTTAATCCCAACACCGTCTAAAGTACGCTCTTTGATATACTCTAGAATTTTTAAAGCAATCTCTTCGCGTTCGGACTTAGCTAAATCAAAATCCTCAGGCAGTTCAATCTTGGTCTTCATCCATGCCATTTGGAACCTCTTCTTCTTCCTCCATATCATCTGGAGTCTCGATAACTTCCGTTAGAATTAAATCAGACATCAGCTCATCAATTTCTTTATCTGACATATCTGGATTGATTCGTTTTAATGCGCGGCGGCGGTCGATTAATCCAGCCTTCATTTCTTCGATGACTTCTTTGACTAAATCAGAGCGGCGCTGCATTGAGATCTGTTCAGGGAAGTTGACGCTTACATATGACGTTGGTCTAAAGAACGTGCGGTTTTCGATCATGCCAGTGCTAGACCATACTGGATGCATCTTGTGCAGTACCAAATCCCACAATTCCTCTTCTGCAGTCTTGAAGTAAGGTACTTGCTCTTTACGGTCCTCGGCAGTATCCGCTTCATCAATCATCTTAGAGATACCAGAACTAAAGTTAGTTCCATTGATATCACCAATCGCACCTGGCCTAATGCCGCGTGAGTTGAGCCAGAAAGCTAATTGAGATGCGATCAAGTTTAGTGAGCCGTCAACGTCCATCTCTGGTTTGATAGATCCGATCTGAGGTTTAGACTCCACGCCTATCTCAGACTTGAAAGTCCAGAAGGCATTAGGTGACATCTTCAAACCTTCGTCAGATACATCGATACCGTACATTATAGAAAAGGCTTGAAACATAGAAGCGTAGTTAGTGTCGGCAAGTAATGTCGGTATAAGGATTGACATTCGTTTTGTGTCTGAATCTTGAATCGGCATTGTCGAGTCGCTTGATCTGTTGACGTATACAGCCGGGATTGCGCCATATACGTTAATGCCTTGAGGATTATTTTCAGGCGCGTAAAGCTTAGTAATGTCACGCTTATCCTCATCAAAATAAATGAAACGCTCTTTATCAATAGCTTTGAAATACCTTCTAGGCTGGCCTGTGGGTGTTGCCTGATATTTACCTTCGTAGGTAACAACGCAACTCATTACAGTTGGGTCGGTGCGGTCGTATGATACGACAATGACTCGGTGCGACGGGATAACTCTTAGCTTGGCAATTCCTGGAGTAAACTCGTCAGCTTTGTATAGGTAAGGCTCAATGAGTCCTCGCTTGGTTAGATTGAAGTACGCATTGCATATCGCCATATTCTGGTTGATTTTGAAACTATCAGCATACCACTGAAAGAGTTCTTCTTCCTGAGTAGATCCGCCTTCGACTATGCGGCGCGGCGGATGCGAGTAAACCTTGGCAAGCTTATCAATAATCCGCTTTAAAATATTAATCGGCGGTATTCTAAACTGCGCTTGCATGTAACTTTGAGGCGACAACTGATTAGCTAATTCTTTTTCAACATAGCTAAGCAAGTCACCGTTGTAGATCTGATAGAGATCACGGTCGTTATCTAGATATTCATCATATTCTTTAACCTTAGAAACCAGGTAAGGAATGTCCATTTTTTATTTGCCTTTACAATTATCGCAACCAATTGGTTTCATGTAGCCAAATAGATGACCGCAAACGTATCCAAAAACAAAGACTATACCTGGAGCTTGGATGCCAGCATTAGTCAGAAATCTCGATACAGAAATATCAATGCCAACTCCGGTAGTGACGCAAATCAAGTCGTAAATCCCAAGCATGATAACAAGCGTTGTCGTTACCAAAGCAGTAGTTTTCATTGTGAATTTAATCACAGCTACCTCAGATTGTTTTGATCTTATATTGGTCTTGGCTAAGATTGTACGGGTGTTGTATGCAGTTGGTCAACTGATTACATTTGGATGGTTCTTTGATTCCTAGGAGCCATTAGGACAGTAGCAGCATACATGCCGTATCCTGCCGCAGTAGTAACGTGTTGAAACGGGAAAGCTGGACCATCGTTCTCTTGATAGCTTGCGCCTTTTAAAAGCTCAACTAACCTAAAGCCCTTGTGCAGATTAGGGCACTCTTCATAAACAAATAACCGCACTTCATTATTGGCGTTCTTCGCATATGCGTTAACCATGTTATGGCGCTGCCTCACTGGCGGGTTAGCAAGCGGCACTATTTTCCTAAAAGATATAGGCTTACCTTCTGCGGTTTTGTAGTTTGATAAGTAATCGACAATAATTTCGTAGTCATCACGCCTGTTCCTTGTATCTTTATGCTTACCACTCGCATCGCCATTTACTACAAAGTACGGACACTCCATATCTAGAATACCGCGCGCCGCCATTTCCTCTAAGCTATCTTGAGTACGCATACCCTCGATAACTATCTCTTTACCAAAATGGAATTTATCATTCACGTATTGAAATACGCATGCCGATAACGGCTTACCAACTCCGATGTTAAAGTCCCATGATAAATGAATAGGAAACCGTGGGTTAAATTCGTATGGACGTGGGATATAGTTATCGTCTGAATAAGCATAGTAAACCATGTCCTTGGCTATCTCTAACCACTCGCCATCGAGATAACGCCTTGCTCGTCTGGCATCCATGTTAGCACGTAAGCCGTCAATATACATTGGATCAAGATACGGGTTTTGTTCTGTCTTGCTGTAAAAAACATACCGCGTTGGGTGTTGCTGATTTTGATTAGGTGCAATGAAATATTCCCAAAGCCAGTGTGAAGGCGAATCTGGGTTAGTCGCAACTATCAGCACATTTTCTTTTATATGCGGTATACGTCTAAGGCGCGCTTTAATTTCTTCAAAGCCTTCTTTGTCCTCTAAATTATTTTCTGTTCCTTCCTCAATCAAAACCATTGAATAAGATCTAGAACGAGGTCTTTTGTAGCGTTTGTCAGACCAATATACACTTGTTATCTCAGATCCGTTGCTAAACCGTATTGATCCACGCGTATGATTTACGGTATAGTCTCTACCTTCGCGCAAGAAATACTTTAGCCCTTCTTTATTTTCCTCTCTAGCATCGCCTTCAATATGATCAATGATCTCTCTAAAGATTGTGGATTTAATATCTGGGAGCGCCCGCCTAACTATTGCAACACCAGCGCGTTTGTTCATCAGGCAATGAGTAACTGCCAGATGCGCGAGTACAATTGACTTCGCAGATCCATATGAACCTGAAAGCATTATTTCTAAATTGCCTGTTGAGTAGTCGAATGAATTGCGGACTAGATCTATCACGTTTTTTTGATAGGAGAATGGAATAAATCGCTGTAGGGTTGGCCTACTTTCCATTCAATCTGTATCGAAGGCAGCGCAGCGAGATTCCAAGATCTCGGGCAGCGTGAGTTTTGTTACCTTTATGCAACTCTAAAACATATCTGATGTGTTCCATAACTTTTGCTTCAAGAGAAAACTGGGGCACGTGCTTTTGTTTTTTAGGCATCCTCTTTTGTCTTTCTTTACGAAAAACATTGGAGACACTCATGCTTGACTTTCCCCATATTTTTGCCAATTCTTCTCCTGTAAAACCCTCTTCTTTTAACAAAGCAAAAGCACGAAATCTTAAAGACTTTCCTGCAAAAGAAGTACTGCATCGTCTATCTGATAATTCAGATCTATGTTTGTCTTCAATAAATTCTGAAGATCTGAGTACTCCTTCTTGTTTAGCATCCCCGCCAGGTGTCCCCGAACGACCATAAGTTTTTCGTAAAAAATCGACAAATCTTCTTTCAACAAATATTTCATCATGTTTTTTCTCTATAGCTTCTAAAATCGCATAGCTTGCAAAGTCTTCTGCAATTGAAGAAAATCCACTTTTTTTTGCATAAGATTCACAAATTTTTCTTGATTTATCCCAATCAATTTCATTTTCTAGCGATTTAAATTTAGATTTCATCCTGCCTCTTCATCGCGTTTGTATGCGAGAGAAAATTCTCCGAGCACGTCTATCTCAGCTTCGTCTTTTATTCTGCCGATAGATCTTTGCAGCAAACCCTCAAGTGCGGTAGCGCAACCCTTACTGACGCCTCTGGCAATAATTGAGGCAATATGAATCTGGAGCATTGTACTTTTAGGCGATTCAATGACTTCTTTTAATTCTTCGGGACCGTTCTTGTACAAATCTGAGATAGTCCCATTGACTTGATCCCTAGTCAGCAAGCCCTTGCGCTTACCTGAAATATTCCCAGATTGACCCGGTTTAAATCTTGTACTTACAGACGGATTTTTATTTGCCATGTAACCCACCTATATTCCTGCTTTATTCCTGGAGCCAGGATTATTTTCTCTTTTTATAGCTAGGCAAAAAATACATACCTGCCAGCAATTCTGAGTTTTTGACCATCCCTAGTCGTCTCGCTCCACGCGATATTAACTTACTTACCAAATCAGCTTGCTCAACTGGATGCATCTTAGCCAAGACTTTGCCGAGGCATAAGAGTACCTCCTTCACTTGAGCTATGCTTACCAAAACATTTTTGCCTTCTAAATCGGTTATGGCTTTAGCTAGTTGATTTAAGTTCATTATAACAGACCTTCCGTCAGATATTGAAATACGCCAACGCCAGCAAGCCCAAAGAGCCAAATGATAGCGAGCATGATCCCCATAGCTGCAGCATATTGTAGCTGGCTAAAATCGCGTTGTGCGGCGTGTTTAATAGTAGTCCCGGCTATCAGGAATAGGAATGCTGAATTGATAGCCGAGATTAGAATTCCGTATTTAAAAAGCTCGAACATTAATTTTCCTAAGAAAGATATAGGAAAAAATTACCATTGCTAGGCAACATATGTCCAACAAAAATCAGAAGGGTATTGAATCGTCTGATGGCTCATCACTAGCCGGTGATTCCTGAGACACTGGCTTAGTCAAAAACTGCACAGAGTTTGCAACGATATCTGTCCGATACATTTTAACACCGTCCTTGTTATCGTAAGTGCTATAAGAGAGTTCGCCATCAATCGCGACCATGGAACCCTTCGCGAGATACTTGCCTACATTTTCGGCAGTCTTTTTGAAGCAAACCACGTTGTGCCAACTTACCAATTCCTGACCGCCAGACTTCTTAGACGTGGCTACCGAGAACTTAGCGATATCCTCCCCTGCCTTCGATTTGAACATCTCTGGGGTTTTCCCTACTCTCCCTACAATGATCACTTTTGAAAAACTCATTTTATCTCCTTAATGGGATTCTGAATTGAATCACCAAAATGTTTAAGTTCATCCCATCGCCGCCTGGCTGCCGTGAATAAGAGCCTAGCAACGAAACTGGAGCATCTTTCGTGATTGGTAGCCATGATGACTGGCACCCCTCGCGCGATCCAACCAAGGGCCGATCCGACCGCCTGAGAGGATGTTATCTTAGACCTCCACTTGTAATGGGTCCCAGAGAGCCATAAACCGGCCTCCAGTTCGTTCCAAGTGGCCTCGACTACGATTGCCCTGGTCTCGTATGCCAAGAGCCTCTGGATCTCTTTTTCGAACCTCTCGCGTTCCCTGCCAACGCAGCCCAAGAAATCAGGTAGGGACTTGCGCTCGATTGCTACCGATTGCTCCAATCCCTTCACGCTGTAATCAGCGGTTTGCAATGTTCCAACAACAACATTAAGGGGCGAAAGATCTAAAGGTGCTTTTTCTCTACTATCTTGAATTGCAATTATATCTGATGGTTGTATGTTTTTCTTCACAACCATCCCCATCTTTTACGTCTGTAAATCTGTGAAACGCACTCAAGAGATACACCGTATCTTTTTGCAATAGACGTCATGGTAATAGTTTTAGAATCACATAAATTTCTTATTTCTAATGCAGTAAATTCATCTATTTTTGACCTTGAGTTTTTGGATCCCTTGCAGGTTGTTCCATGTCTAACAGCATCCTGCATATTCTCCTTACGCGTCCCTACAGCTAGATTATTTAAAAAATTATTATATGAATTACCATCGAGGTGCCTGACATCGTGTCCATCAGGTATTTGACCTTTAAAGCAAGTGTAAACAAGCCTATGCACATCCCAACGATTACCGGCACCTAAATAGACTGTTGAATATTGTTTTTTAGAACCGGTCCTTAACTGTTTCAATTCTCTCCAACCGTTATCTTTTCGACCAATACGAATCGCACGAGAAAATACACGTCCATTTTGCGATATGGCGTAGCGGGTATCACGTAACCATATTTTTGCTATTCCAGACTGCAACTGGTCTTCAACTTCCGCTATTATATTGACGCAGTCCATTGCATGATTCCTTGCGTAAATGGTTAGTTATAAAACCGATCAAAACCGATCAAAAATAAATACAGCCGATCATAACCCATTGATAAACCAGAAATCTGATCAAACCGATCAAAATCCTAATTCTACATATTAGTGATTGCATATATATCTAAAAAAACAATTACTATATAATAATAACACTTTTGATCAGTCTGATCAGATGATTAATAATATTAAATACTTATGATCAGTTTTTTGATCAGCTGTTGATCGGCTCCTGATCGGTTTTTTCTTCTCTGCTGTCCTTTAAATATACATCCTGCTTTTTTGCCATCTTGTAATAAGCCCACCTATTCGTCTCCCCAAGTCTCCCTTTTTCTATCCCTAAGTTGTTTTTCCAATTGTCGATGTATCTACCGCATAGCTTTGTTGAGTGAATTTTGTGGCTGGAAAAAACTTGCTGGATATCAGCAGCTGAAACGTAATCTTTTTCATTTGTACTAGTGACGAAATATTTATCAAAAAGTGAAATGTATTTTTCATCGACTACTGAAGCCTGAGCATCAGCCGTTTCTTCTACGGGAATAGGACCATGATTTGGGCAGTCCTTCTGATATAAATCTATACAGTTCCTAATAATCTCAGGCGACTCTTTTAATAGATTCTCGTAATATTTCGGATCTGGTTTTTTATTAATTGGCCCAACGTGACAGAAGATTGCACGTCTTTGATCAGCCATGCCTCCGCTAATCGCCAACTCTTCATTACTCAAAAACATAAACTTGCAATTTAGCTCTGCGCTATAGGCGTCACTATTTTTCTTTTCTAGTCTAATGCTATCGCCGCCTGTAAGTGTCTTAAAGAATCCTGAGCTAGGGAAATCAGGCTGATCGCACTCAGGAAATATGACGAGGCGTTTACCTAAGAATGAGTAAGTCCAAAAGTTGTTAATACGGCTAGGAGAAGGAACAAAGTCCGTATGACAAGATGGTCCAAGTATTGAACGGAGCAAGTAAGTAAGAGCACCCTTGCCGTTTTGTCCTTGGCCGTGCAGATATAGATACTGTTGTCTATCAGCCTTCGGATCAAACAAGCTGCCAATAAAAGAACATAACGCCAAACTATTTGAGCAGCGAGATAGAAATTCTTCAAATAGCGGTGGAGTATCAAACTTAGCTTCTGGTAGATCAAAATCAAGCCGATGAAAAGCCAGACTATCATCTGATTTAAAAGAAATAGATTTTGGTTCATCGATAGGTTCTTGCATACCTATCCACATATTAGCGACTTCCTGTGACTCCCTATAAGTAAGGTAAAGTTTTCTCTTACCGCATGAGTTAACAAAAGAAAGAATCGCGGACACCAAAGCTTTATTGTTCACATAGCACACAACTTTATTATAATTCTCAGCAACTAGTTCTTTGATGCCCGGTTTAGGCTCGCAAACATGAAATTTATGCGGCCACGGTGGGAGTCCGGGATGCAGACCATTAATTGCAGCAATAATTTCTAGGTAAGTTTCAACTTTTTTCTTTCGTGGTTTTACGACAGGAGCAGCTTCCATAGTTTTCCTCACAACATGGTTAAGCTAAGACAAGTTTTGAAAGTTTTTGATTGACAAAATAGGTGAGCAATGTCACATATGAGGCAATCGTTTTATTTCTAAAAATGCTCCTCGGTTTGCCGCCAGTTGGAGTATTTTTTTTGTCTTAACGGGATTTGAAAGACCAGATTGCTACTGACACTAAAAAGAGTCAAGCAGAAAAAACTCGTTATTTAAGCAAGTTAATCCATTTTTATGTGAGTAAGCTGTGTATTACTTGTGGATTATTTTTCTGGAATGAGAATTCTTTTTAAATCCTCGTAAGATTCCGCTACTTGAATATAACCACCGCCTATCGAATGAATACCAGTTTTAGCAGGTAGGTGCCTTGCGTCCAAGTATCCGATTTTGGATATTGCATTAATCGAAATAATCACTTTGATTTTCTCTACCTGGGATAAAAACTCTGCATTTTTCTCTCTAAAAATCTGCGTAACTTCTATGAACATCATTTAAATAAACCCCCGATATCTTTAATAATAAAATACTAGTTTAACTAGGCAAAAAAGTATAGTAGGAAATGTATTCCTAACATAAATTCAGGAGAAATAAAATGACTGAACAACGGGTTTCCCTACAGTGGGCGGCTATCTGCCTAAATGAAATCGCAGACGAGATCGAAAAGGGAGTTTCAATCAGCGATGCGCTAATGATCCAATTTTCGGAGCACCAAGCTAACATCCAGGAAAGTATTGATCGCCGCAAAGCTTTCAAGCGATATCTAAAAATGATGATTGAAGCTTGCAAGGATCAAAAAAGGTTTATCGCGGAAGAGCAGGCGAGATTTGAAACTGTCTTAGATAAATTCGAAGAAAAAACAAAAGAGATTATTGAAGCGAATCCGAATATCCCCTTTACCGATTCTTTGGGCAAGAAGGTTTCTGTGTCTCGCAACGGTACACCGCGCCTAGAAGTTGATTTTCCATTAGGTAGTAAATCATTTGGTAACATCGTCGACCTAGAGCAGGCGAGTTTTTTTGAGGTGCCATCTGAATATGTTCAGCAAGTATCGTTTCACACGTTGGACACTAAAAAGTTAAAGGATGATTTAGCTGCTGGCCATATTTTGAAATGGGCGAGATTACAATTCGGCACTCAGTTGAGAGGACTATAAACATGAGAACATCAGAACAAGTTTCAGATATTCAGGCGGCCCTATCTGCTATGCAAGGTGAGCTAAAGCCAGCGTTTAAGGATAGCGTCAATCCTCATTTCAAATCTCGCTATGCCGATTTCTATGCGTGTAAATTAGCCACCCAAGATGTTATGGCGAAAAACGGTTTAGCAGCTATCCAAGGTATTTTATCCGATCCAGAGAAAGGCTTGGTCGGTATAGAAACTCGTATCGTACACAAGTCAGGGCAGTGGATCGAAAGTGATTCCTGGTGCAAACCTAAAGCACTTTTGCCGCAAGACGTTGGATCTGCCGTGACCTATCTAAAGAGGTACGCCCTATCTGCAATGCTTGGAATAGTTGCGGATGACGACGACGATGCGAATCAAGCGCAGGGTAAGAGCGAAGAACCAGTCAAATTTCATAAATCGAATAAAAAAATTGATACCAAAGAAGACAAGTTCTTTATTGGGACAACTACGCAAGTTAGAGCCGTAAAAGAAATACTCGCTAAGAACGGAGTACCAGAACAAGATTATGAATTAATTCATAGTGAACTATTAGACAAAGAAAAAAAGTATTTGTTCGATGTAATTTTGAAGAGGTATGAACCGTGATTTATCTAATCCTTTACCTGTTTGCGGGAATAATTTTCGCCTATAAATGGTATTTCAAACACGTAAAATACGGCGCTAGCCTAAGTGAATGGAGTTTCTTTTTAATTTTGACAGTTTTTTGGCCATTTCCGTTTTTAACTGAAGTCGTTTTAAAATACATGAGGTTTTAAATGTACGATTTAAAAAAAGGAAACCTAGGAATAAATGCTGTTTGTATTGGATGCGATAAAAGATACAACGAAGGCACTCAGGATTATATAGCCATTAGTATGTGTCAGCCATGCATTGACAACTACAAATCCAGGCATAAAACCCGCGATTACTCAGGCTTTGAAGAAGCTATAGAATTAGTTTACAGCAAGCTGAAATATAGAGCGGCACCAAAAAGAAACAAAACAATTTTGGACTATCTGCGATGACTAATTACTACAAAGTGCATTTAAAGATACGAGAGTTAAACGGGAAAATGTTTGTGTTGTGTGGCAGGGATGCAGGGACGCTGGCGACTATTACGACTGATCCAAAAGAAGTTAACTGTAAGGCTTGTTTATTTAGAATGAAGACGAGTGCTGACCTACCTGCTTTTATTAAGGAAACAAAATAATGGGATTAAATATTATTGACGCCGTGAAAAGCGGGAAACGACATAGAAGAAAAGGTAATAATCTTTGGAGTGAAGCCCTTAGATCGCAAGACGTTTACTACAATGTTGAAAGCATACTTGCCACCGACTGGGAAATAGAAGAACGAAAGATTGAGATTACGGAGAGTGAGTTTGATGCTATTGCCGAAGACGTAGAAAGGTTTAACAGGAACCATCATTTGTCTGAACTCAAGAAAAGGTTATTCCCAGAATGACTAAAGAAGAATTAAACGCCATAAAAGCCAGACTATTCTCAATCTCGCCAAAAAAGATTCAAGATATCTATGCTACAAGCGAAGCAGCTTATAAATTAATCCAGGCAATTCCTCTTTTGCTTGCTTACATTTCTAGCCTAGAAAAACAAAAGCCCTAATTTCTTAGGGCTTCTAGAAATCTGACGTATCCCCCGCCTGGTCTCTAGTAAGTAAATACTACTAGTGGCCCGCCTCTCGTGTCAATATGCAGAAATCCCTTAGCAACACCGATCCCACGAAAGCCTACCCTAATAGCCATTTCAACTAGCTGACCCATCATGGTTCCGCTAGTTACTCTAATATCTACAGCCGCACCAATAAGGTGATAGCTATTCTCGGCACCCCCACATTTTTGATTCCACATGGAACATCTGCGAGCGCTTGTAATAAATAACGGTTTCCCGTAAAGCT